TTTGATTCCAAATGAATATAAAGTTTGGAATAAATTTGATACAGCCGATTTTAAAAAAGAAACAATACGAAGTTATATACGCTCTGAAGTTGCAAAGAAAATGAATCTATTATTAACAGGCGGATTTTCTGGTTTAATAGATGCATTTGAAGAAATATGGGACGGATTAGGATTACCTTCATTTCCTGGATTACAAGAAATAGATTTAGAAGCACTTATCAGAGATAAAACAATAGAAGAATTAGAACAAGTTCAAATATTTGGATTTAGTTTATTAGATTTATTAGGCGGTAAATTTGATGATAATGTAGAAATACCAGAGTTTCAAAAAGAAAGATTATTAAAAAGAGCAAGAGAATTCACTGAAGAATGGCAAACATATTTAATTAAATTGTGGATTAAAAAGGTAGAAGACTTTTTTAGTGCTATAGGACTAGGTTCAGTAATTGATTGGATTACATTTAGTTTCTGTGATTATTTAAAACTTATAGGCTTTCCATCAACAATTGATTTGCCAGAATCAGTACAAGCAGTTATTAATAATACACAAAATGCACTTCCAAATACAGTAGTTGAAGAAGGAGCAAGTTAAAGAGTATAAATACATATATGGCAGGATTATACACAGGCGGTAAACAAATTACAGGTAAATTAGAGCAAGCACGTGTTGTCTCTAAGAAAAAGCCGTGGAGTGATTTAGATTTATCCTTAAAAATACATCCTATTAGAAAAGACATTATACCTTTGAAAGACGATGCTGCAATCAAAAACGCAGTAAAAAATTTATTAATAAGTAACTTTTACGAAAGACCTTTTCAAGATGATTTAGGTGCGAATTTAAGAGGATTATTATATGAACCTGCAGATGTTATTACTCAAATTGAATTAAGAGATAATATTAGAGAGGTATTAACTAAATATGAGCCTAGAATAACTGTGACAAATATAGTTATAAGAGATAATTCACAAGCTAACGAATATGGTATAATAGTAAATTTCAATATAAAAGAATATGATTCAGCTGATTCAGTTGAAATTGTATTAAGAAGGTTAAGATAAAATGGCAACAAATTTAAATGTAACAGAACTCGATTTTGCAGATATTAAAAATAATCTAAAAAACTTTTTAAAGCAACAATCAGAATTTAGCGATTACGATTTTGATGGTTCAGGTTTAAATGTATTATTAGATGTATTAGCATATAATACGCATTATAATGCAATGAATGCTCACTATTCTTTAAATGAATCATTTTTAGATTCAGCACAAATAAGAGGAAACGTAGTCACAAGAGCAAAACTATTAGGATATACACCTAGGTCAGTCTTATCACCAAGAGCAACTGTAAACATTGTTGTAAATGTTGCTGGTGAAATCGGAACAATACCAACTGAATTGACTTTAAATAGAGGTACTAAATTAAATACCGTTGTTGGTGGTGAAGAGTTTGAATATGTTGTCTTAGAAACTCAACAAGCAATATTATCAGGTACGTTATATACATTTACAAATGTACCTATTGCTGAAGGTAGTATCAGAGAATTAAAATATAGAGTTGATAATGATATTGAAAATCAAAAATTTCAACTATCAGATTATAATTCAGATACAAGTACATTGAGAGTAAGAGTTCAGTCAAATGAAGAATCTAGTAATTTTGAAATATATACTCCTTTTGAAACATTAAGAGGATTAGATTCCACATCTAAAGTTTATTACTTACAAGAAAATCCAAGTGGTTATTACGAAATATATTTTGGAGATGGAGTCACAGGATTTAAACCATCAAATAATAATATTGTCACAATTGACTATGTTATAACTGAAGGTGAAGAAAGTAATGGTGCAAATTCATTTAATGTGGTAGATAATATTGGTGGATTTGGTTCAATTGCAGTTACAACTGTTAAGAATGCTATAGGTGGTGTTGAAGCTGAAACAATGGAGTCAATCAGATTTAATGCTCCACTTACTTTTATTGCTCAAAATAGAGCGGTAACTTCAGACGATTACGCATCTATTATCAAAAAAGAATTTAGTAATATAGATTCAATATCAACATGGGGTGGAGAAGATAATGACCCACCTGATTATGGTAAAGTTTATATTGCAATAAAACCTTTATTAGCAGAAACACTTACAACTGCAGAAAAAACAGATATTACTGGTGCGATATTAAAAGGTAAAAATGTTGTATCAATTACACCAGAAATTGTTGACCCTAATTTTACTTATTTAGAATTAGATGTTAACTTTAAATATAATCCAAACTTAACAGATAGAAGTTCTGTTGAATTACAATCAGTTGTAAGAGATACAATTAAGGATTATAATTTTAATAACTTAAATAAATTTGATGGTGTATTTAGACACTCACAATTAACAAGAGCAATTGATAGTGCTGACCCATCAATACTGAATACAATGGTACGTCCAAGAATGTTTCAAGAGATTACACCATTAAATAATGCAGATAATAATTTTAGTTTAACATTTAGTTCACCTTTTTATCAATCAGGTGTATCAACTGATTTTGTTTTAACATCAACAGCATTTAAAATAAATAACATAGACCATTTCTTTGGTGATGAGCCAATTGTCGGTTCAACAAATAGAAAAGTAATTGTTTATAAAGTTGTAAATGATACAAACGTAACGGTCATAAATGAAGCTGGAATTATAGATGTATTAAAAGGTACTATTATATTAAATAGTTTTAGACCTGATACTACAAATAAAATAAAAATAACAGTTATACCTAATTCATTAGACCTAGCTCCTAAAAGAGACCAATTATTGTCAATTGACAATAATAGTGTTGTTATTGTACCAGAAGTTGATACAATTGCAGTTGCAGGTTCAGCTGGTTCTATTAATTATACAACAACATCTAGATTTAAATAATGCCAACTAAAAAAACATTAACTCCAGGTGCTATAGGTGTAGAGACTGGAACATTACATAAAACAAAAGAAGATGTTCGTCTTGATTCTATAATACCTGCAGATATCATTGACAATAAAGATAAGTTAGATAAATTCTTACAAGCTTATTATACATTCATGAATATGGATGAATTTATTTATCAAGAAACTTTAAGTTTTGATGATATTGTTTTAGGGGGTTTAGCTCAATTTAGAATTGCAGACCCGAATAATGACAACAATAAGTTTTTTACAGATGAAACTGGTGCAGATTCTACATTAGTACTTACATCACCTTCTGGCACAACAGTAAATATTCCTTTAACTGATATTAATGTTGCAATTACAAATGGTAATGAATTACCTGGTTCGCTTGCAACATCAACATCTGAAATAGGTAAGACATTTACAGTTAATGGTTTAGATGCTCATGGAGACCCTGCAGTAAACTATAATAACTATACTGCAAAATTAACTACAATTGTAAAATATTGGGTAGGTCCAGGTCCATCTTATGTTATGAATAGCATTGAAGAAGCAATGGATATTGATACAAATGAAGACAATTATTTAGAATTAATGCAAAAAGAAGTTGCTGCTACAATTCCAAGAGCTGTTACTGTAAATAAAAGAAATCTTTATAAACAAATTATAGACTTTTATAGATTAAGAGGTTCATCAGATTCAATTGAAATATTCTTTAAAATATTATTTAATGATTTTGCTGAAGTAGAATTTCCATACGATAAAGTATTAATACCTTCATCAGGTAATTGGGATGTTAATCCTAACTTAACAAAAGGTGGACAATATTTAGATAATAAAGGTTTCTTATCAGATAGTATTGTACTACAAGATAGTTTAAAGTTTCAAAAGTTTTCTTATTTAATTAAGACTGGTAAAAATTTAAGTGATTGGGAATTATCATACGATAGACTTGTTCACCCGGCAGGATTTATTTATTTTGCAGAGATATTAATATTCTTACAACTAACAAAAGCAGTATTAGGTGAAGATGAATTTGATACAAGTGAACAAAATACAAGACTATGGGATAATTTAATTAGAATTGCAAGAAAAGTTTTATCAGCAATGCCTAATAGACAACCAGGTATTGTTGGACCAGAAGATATTCCATTACTTGTTGAAATGTTTGCATCAACATTCTTACCAAGTGCTGATGCTTTTATCCATAAAACAGGTACATTATCAGTATCTTTAAAAACAGGTGTTATTAATGGATTTACAAGTTTAGTTGGAGGAAGTGGTTATACAAGTGTTCCAACAATTACAACATCAGATGCTGGAACACCATCAGGATTTACTGCAGCAGTTTTAACTGCAAGTCTTACAAATGGTGGAGTAAGTTCTATTGCAATTAGTAATGGCGGTAAAGATTATCAAACACCAGTTGTAACTATTGCAGCACCTTCAGCAATTACTTTTGATGGAAGTGATGAAGAAACACCATCAAATTTAACAGGTATTATTCATCTTGTAGATAATACAATCAAATTAACAAGTTCAGAACAAGCGGCTTTACCTGTAGGTTCATTAGTCACTTATAGTTCA